CAAAATAAAATCCTAGTAAAGCTAGCATTCCCTGCCTCACTTCGGGCAATAACACAAAGCCCTCTAGGTGTTTCCATTTGTCTGATCCTATTCCTAAAAATTTAAATATACCCAGTTTGTTTGCCTCCACTGTTACTGGTATGTCAAAGAATGCCATGATGAAGGGAGCAAATACCACTGAAAACAAGATGCACATAGCGATGAGTTTTCTGACCCACGCTCCCCCTTCGTCGGATCTTTGTGCTGCTCTGTCTGCTGAAGCATCTGAAGCATCTTGCTTTTGAATCATTGACTTGATGGCATTGGCTTGGATGTTCATTTGAGCCGAGATTAGTTTCATTACAAATCCCGTGACTCCACCTCCAAGCATTGCCACCAATTCACCACTCATCGTTTTCTTAGTTCTATTACTGTTTTATATACCCAAAGACCCATGTACGCAATGGTACACACCGAAGCGAGAATAGACATTATCTCGCTAACTCCTTGAAAAGATACAGCAAGTATTGACCCTGCCGTCCCAATTCCAAGTTTGTTTATTTCGGGGTGCATTACACAAATTGCGAAACGTGAATTATTGAAGCACCCGATACACCTAGAAATTTAGCAGCCTTAGCAGCTCTTGCGCTAAGGGTAATAAGTCCCTTCTCCTTTAGAAGAAGATGACCATTAGATGCGGTAGGAGCGCTACCATCAAACGTCACGATAACATTGTTATCTTGAACGTCGATCATTACGTATTTGGTATCACTAGCAAACGCAGCAAACGAGACTCCAGATCCTGATGTTGCACAGGATAAGTTTTCTCCAGATGTTGTTCCGTTTGGTCGTGGATATAGGTTTGTTACTAGACTATTCATTATCTTGATTGTTGACTGACATACGTTTTAATACGATGTCCTACGGTATTATTATTATAAACTTGCTGAGGATTATCTAAAGACTCAGCTAAAAATCCATCAGCAATTTCTTCTTCAAAAGCTGCCTTTGAATGTTGCCCATCCATACGCAAAAAATCGGCGTAAGTTGCATGGGTCATAAACAAAAAGTATTCGTTAGGAACTTCAGTTTCTCCACCAGTTCCACTGCTGTCTAGGGTTGTTAAAAGGGTAAGCGGTTTCCTATAAGTGACAAAAACGCTTGTAGCATCGGAAGTTGTAAGGTTAATTACGTGAGCACCGTCGCTTTCTACAAAGAACTCAAAATCAATAGTTGAGTTTCGCAGTAAAGGTTGTTCTCTATTTATTCTAAGGAACTCGCCTATATCGGTTTTGCTTGTTTGCGTAAATGGAACTACCGAGTTTGATATAGTTCTTTCTTCTCCAACAGTTAAATACCTAGCCCAGTATGGAGTGGTGTTGTAGGCTTGAGAAAACCTTCTATTGGCCAAAGCCAACAGCTGAGATATTTCCTGCGTAGTAAAATCTGAGTTACCAGAAAGTGCGGAAATTAAATCAAATAAATCTTTGTTGGCTCTGTCTTGCATTATGCTTTATTAGGACTAAGTTCAGGGAACTTCTTATTATAATACTTTAAGAACTCTTTGCTGTGAACGTGATCAACTCCGTACTTCTTGACTAATCTAAAGTAGTCTCTAGCAGGAATATTTGCAACACATTTACCTAATACTGGGTGAGTTTTACCTACATTTGTTTTTGCCTCTTTAGCAGTAGCATCAATGCGGTCTTGCTCCTTTGCTCGCTCCATCTTGAAGCCCGTTTCAATTTCACGCATAAAAGCTTTATTGACTTCTCCGCTATCGTACTTAGGTATTGATGTAATGATATTCATAAACAAAAAAAGGGAGGCCAGGATTGGCCCAACCTCCCTTAATAAATAATTAATTAATTAATTATGATGCGAACAGTTGTCCTGCGGTAGGGTAGTACTTCATAAGAAGACGAATCTTCCCAGCAGTAGCTACGTCTGGCCCTTCACCCGTGAAGTTGTAGGTGAGGTCAACAGCACTAGCAAGGTGAAAACCTGCAACAGCAAGCGCGCCAGTATTGGCGAACATTTTGCCCAGGTTTCCGCTGTCACTGAAAACGTCAACTTCGTCAACGAAACCATCAGCGTCACCATCATCGCCAATAGCGATAGTGGCATCCGTGATGCTGGTTCCAACGACAAGCTCGTCAACAATGATTGCAGCTCCGAAGATACCACCAGCCATCGCAGCTTCACCAACTTGAATGTCAACAGCAGTCGCTGAACCAGCGGTTGTGCCGAGCGTAGACAAGTCAATAGAAGCTTCATAATTGAATCCCAATGCTAGGGTTTCAATGTTTTGTACTTTCTTTAGTTCAATAGCCATTTTAATGTACCTCCTATGGTTTAGCTAAGTGCGGTGATTTTACCGTGTGCGCCAGGGTGGAATACGTTTAGCGTAAGCGCGCAATCAACGTATCCACGCTCTCCGCCACCTTGATTAGGTAGACGAGAACTACCCATTGGGATCAACTCGGAAACACCGTAGTACTCTGGGTGAACCAGGTAACCAGTGTCCTTGTTGGCCGTGTCGGGCATACAGTCAGGATTTCCGTTAACGATAGCAACCGTGCCATGATCAGACTCATAAAGCTCAACAGAGAGCTTAATCTGAGCAACGTCACCGTTGTAATTTACGCTACGGACAGAAGTTCCAGCACCAGAACCATCTGGATCAAGGCGAGCAAAGTCGCTGATCTCACGACGGAGAGCGGTGTCAGCAACCAAAGTCAAACCATTGCTAGCTCCCGTAACACGGAAGATCGAGGTGATGAGGTTGTTGAATACCGTTTCCGTGAAAGCACCAGTTGAATGGATGCTGTCAGAAGGAGTGCGGAACGCAGCAGGAACGTCAGACGGCCCTGCGGAATCAATCCAGTCACCAAGTCCACGCAACTTGTAAACCGTTCCAGCTCCATCTTCCGCAGCGCGGTCGTTGTTAGAGCATAGAGTGGCTTCAATGTCGCGCTTTAGTTCGCGGATTGCCTTTGCTTCGGCTTGTGCTACTTTAGCAGGCCCAACGGAGTCAACAGCTTCCTGTAAGTCGGAAACCATGTAATCGCGGCGGAACTTCTGAACGTAGTTGCCTAGACGAGCGCGGCCACTGAATTGGTCGGTGAACGTAGTAACGTCAGCGCCTTCTGCTATACCAGTAGTACTGGGAGAAGAAAGACTGTCTACAGTCCACTCAACAAACGTAGCGTTTGCTCGTGATTTAGATGCGGATGAAAGTACGGGAGTTTCTTCGGGAGCCAAGATGGTCAAAACGTCCATCAAGTCTTCACGATTGGAAACAGCCGAACCAGGATTTGTTGTATCGAATGTATCTGAGAATGCCATTTTTTTTATTTTCTAGATAATTGTTTGGTTCTTAATGAAATGAAGTCATCTTTATTGCCGCTTTTTTTGAATCGTGAAGATAGGTCTTTTAGTACTTTAGATGATTTTCTTTGGCCTTGCTCTGGCATAGCAGAAGAAGGTGAAGAACTTTTAGGAGGATTAATCTTGGGTTTATTTCCTGATTTAACAGGAGTACCAGGTATTGTTTTACGAGCGTATATATTATCTACTCCATGAGCAATAATATACGGAAGCTCTGCACCTAGCACAGGGTATTTTTTGTACACGCTTTGCAAATCTTTGCTTGCAGCGATACTAAAAAATGCCTTACGTGTTTCATCATCTTCTTTATTCAACCATTCAAATTCTTTAAGTGCCTTTGCACCAAGCTCTTTTTTAAGAGTATTAGCATTTTCAGCTCTTTGAAGTTGTTTAAGTTGATCGGGAAGATAAAGATCCCTAGATTTACGAGCGTTCTTTAAAGCAGACCTTACGTCCACTTTAGTCATTTTATTACCATCTAGCTCAGTAACTTCGTCGTGAGCAGAGTAATCGTCTGATTCAAATAAAACATCTTCAGCCCATTCGATAATATCGTTTATCTCCTTAGCTTTTTCTTGTAATGACTTAATATCCTGAACATCGTTGAAGGGATTGTCTTTGACATCTTCCTCTTCCTGTTTCAATGGATCTTGTTGTAGTGATTGTTTTATTTTATCAAGCTCTTCTTCTGCTGCTTTACGTTTAGCTGTAAGTTCGCCAAAGCGAGCCACAGCTCTACTACCAAGCTTTTCAGCAAGATCTTTAAGCTCGTCCTCAGATAAATTATCTAAGTTGTACTGTGAAAGAACATCTTCAGTTTCTTCTTCAGTGGATTCGTCATCAGTATCCTGAATAATTTCCTCCCCTTCGGATTCAACCGATTCTTCTAGAACTTCTTCTTCTTGAACTTCCTGAGTATCCTCAGGCTGATCTCCTTGAATTTGTTCTAAGCGTTGGAGGGCAAACTCCTGCGCTGTTATATTTTCCACTGATTTTTGTTCGGGTTCAGCGTCAACCGAGATAACTTCGTTAGACATAATTGTTTCCACTCCTTAACGCCGAGCGATGGCGATGTGTTATTATAACACACTTTTTTTGTGCTACAGAATAGCAGAAAATTTCTTTTGTAAACTATTCCAATCAGTCATCTGAATAATCTGATCGTAAGCAATAATTCGTCCTGCAAGTTGTTGAAGCTTATCTGTGTCTGCTTCGTGCATTTCAGCTATGCACTCTTCTCTAAACGAGTTAATTAGCTGAACGAATCTTGCAAAATGTTCGTGGTGAGATAATGTGTTTAGGTCTTCTTCTATATTCATAAATTCAGTTACTGCTGCATCCCTTGAGTTTGAGTACCACCCATCTGTGCGGGTTGAGTACCTATCCTACCTATTTGCGCGTTCTGAGCTTGCTGAACCGCGAACTGATACTGGCCAGCGTATTTTTGCAAACGCTGAGCAAAAGCCTCATCTTCTTGCAGACGCTTTTGAATGTCTGGCTGCTGAGAGTACTGTTGAATAATTTGCAAAGCAGCTTGAGCCGCCGATGGGCGAGCAGGGACTTCAATGCCTGAATATATTTTTGATAGATCATCTGTAATATCTTTAAGAAGTTTTTCTTGAGCAACTTGTACTGGCTCCAGAACTCCGTCTGCAAGTACTGGATCAACTGAAGCCGCCGCAAGGGTTAGCAAGTTATCTACGTTTATCCTACCGTTCCTGTCTAGTTGTAGGAGAGAAACCATTTGATTAAGTTTTTTCTCTTGGCTTTCGGGATCAGTGTTCAGAACATCGTAGCTAATTGTAACATCGAAGTTTTCGTCAGCGTTACCTTTGTTAAATGTCTGAGGATCAGGTACTCCTGTAACTCTAAAGAATATCTGGTCTGGGCCGAAGCGTTGGAAGCATCGGTAACACTGAGATATTACTTCAGCACAGTGAGTCAGGAACTTGTCTACAAGGAACTGCTTCTTAATTTGAGAAATTGAAGATGACTCATCTAGACCAACAAGGCGGTCTGCTTGCTGCTCTAAGGTCTTTTCCATTTCTAAAGATCCTTGGTTGTAAGAAGGAGTGGGGCCAAAGTCGATGTCTCCCTTGCGGCGATAAGGTATGTACCGCCCTGGCCCGTAGTCCGTTGGAGCTTGCCCTACTGGGTGAAAGATCGGCGGTACAGTAGCAAGGCTGTTGCGGTCAATTCTGCTATCTCGTTCTATTTTGACTTGATTCTGTATTCCTCTTAGAATGCTGGGAATTGTCATCGTATCGTACAATCTCTTGCTGTCCTCGGAAAGCTTAGTTACTACTACTGGGTAGTCTTCGTAGCCGTTAAGTAGTTCGAACTTAGCATAACCAGGAACGTCACCGTCTCCACTGAACTCACGGTGGAATACAGTGCAGTATATGCCCTCAGATCCGTCTTCCTTGTCAATCAGACGCTGGTAACCGTAAACGATCTCTATTAGTTCTTCAGCTTCGTAAGAGTTGCTGTTAAGTAAACGTCTACCTTCCTGCTCAACCTCTACCGTATCTATGTTTACTCCACGGTATCTGTCGATAATCAGGTCTACAAAAGACTCGTCCCATCCCTCAGTAGCTATTTTGTTTTCTAGTTCTTGAGGAGTTACGTAAGTTTTCCAGAAACAATAAGGAGATCTTTGTGGATCAGTAACGTAAGGAGGAAACACGAAGTCACCATCTGGTGCTAGTGTCTTCACCTCTGGTGCATTAACCTGTCGACGTACCACTGGTAGCTCCGCAGAGCCTACATCGGCTAACTCGGCCAGTGCTTTCTTTGCTCGCTTAACGGTAACTCCGTCAAACGTCTTCTGAAGCATAGAAATCATCTGGTCTTCGTTGTTCCCAGATATGATCATTTCTGCTAGCTGTGGGCCTACTTGAGCTATCTCATTAAGGTCTAGACGCTGTAAGAACTTTCTGTCCTCTGAGTGCCACCCTACGTAGCTAATAAGCAATCCACGCTCAAGCAAGTAGTTCGCCCCTAGTTCCATCTCTCGGCTAAACCTAGAAATGTACCCAGATGTAACCATCCACTTAAGGAAGTTAGATACGATCTTCGACTTGGGCACGTCCTGAACCTCTACAGGGAAAGCCCTGATGTTCGCCCTGTTAAGAGAAGCCATGAACAAGGAAACTAGTCGAGTGATTCTTTCGTCAATAACGTGAGCCTCCATGTCTGAAGCTCCTTCCCACGGGAACGCATCAGCTCCGTGCTTTCTTAGGTCTGAACTTTTCCCTGGCCAGTAGTTCCTACGATCATCGTAGCTATCTCTGCACAAATCAAAGTATGATTCAAGCTCAAGTACTGATTGGTCGTAAGCGTAACGAAGGGAGTTAATGTCTGGTTCGTCACTAACGTACGTTAGCGAATCTGAAATTGAATCACTTTGCATAAAACTGAGGTCTTTTTTTAATATCTTCTAGAAGATGGTTTATGTATAATATACTTACCCCTATTCTATCACACAATTCTAATGGTAACATTTCTTCTTGATCCCTTCCTCTTACCCGCCGAACAAATATTTCCCAGGCCAATAATCTGTCTATTTGTTCCTCTATAAAACTATGGTCTAAAACCAGTTTATTTAACATATCTGTAGCTTCGTCCTCGTACATCTTCTATCATTTCTATGGTTATTGTTTTTCCCTTCATTGTGTTTCTGTATTTCCTGGGAACAACAACTGGAACTTTTATACTAAGTTCTTTTATGTAAGCAAAAACATAACTAGGATTTGGAGCGTGTGAAACAACCCTCCCCCTGTAGTGCTTGGGGACAATTTCATTAATGTACATAGACTCCATTAGGATTGCTTGTCCTTCCTCGTCTACCCAAGTGTTTCTGCCTCGACCTGTAAGCATTTCTTCAGAAAGTTTGCTCTTAGCCATTTGGAGTACTTCATCAAATTGTAAATCAAAATCAGAAGCTACTTTTGTTAATCTTACTTTAGCCATAATTAGTATCCTGCGCCCACTCGTGTAGTCATCATGCTCCTAGACAGAACGTGATCTGGGCCATCTCCTCCGTTCGCCATTCGCAAATAACGAATAATGTCGAAGAAATCCTTTAGTGGTTCATCAGATTTACCTGATGCGTTGTAGTTTATTAAAGAGTCTATTAGGTTGCCGCAATCCTGGTGGACGTAGCACCTGGGCCGATTAGCAGAATCAATCGGCTCATTAGGATTGTAACTGAACCATTCGTCTATTGCACTAATCCCCATTTCTTCCATTCTGCCATCTGATGGAATAAAGTTCATACCGCAGTCATCGAACTCGGTGAACAGATCATCATTGTCAGAGTTTTCCTTAGCGAAGTACCGACTATCACCTATCCGCTCAAATACCTTTATGCCGATGTCCTCTTCTATTTCTTCGAACAAATCTACGTACCCTTGTACGTTGTACCCTATCTTCTTAGATGCTGGGCCGTATCTCCACTTAGGATCTCCGAACAACGCCCACTCTCCGTAGTAATCCCTATCGGGCCATTCCTTACGGATGTACACATCACCCATATCGTTCACTCCTGCCCATAGTGCTACGTAGTTCCTAGCTCCTGCTGGGTCAACTACCTGGTAACAGGTGAACTTTTCTTTATTAGAAATATCTGGGAACGTCATCCCGTACTTGTTTTTCTCTTCGTTTAGCACGTTTACCTCAGTGTTAAACAAGGGCAGCAGGGATGTCATGCTTCTAACTGGGATGCCGTAAGCACGTACAAGTATCTCGTCCTCTGGTCTTCCCCTTAGGTCTTTAGCAATACGCTCGTACCCACCGAACGGGTTCTCATCTGAGTGCAGGTACACCACTGAGGCATCCCTAGATGGGCTGTACTGCTTGATAGGGACTTGTTTGTCTAATAGCTCCCCATTTCTAGTCTGAAGGGTTTCTACGTCCTTTAGGTACTCTGCCACAAAGGGAGTGTAACCATCAATAGGAGTAAAGCCTATACCCATCTTAGAGTCTCTAGTAGCTAATCGAAACCTAAGGGTATTTACTAATGCAGCATCTCCAAGGTACTCATCTAACCAAGCTCCTATGTTAAGACCTACTGGATCAGGGAAGCCGAACTCGAAGCCCTCAAGGATTGTTTGGTTGTTACTGAACTGGGTGTACGTCTTGAAGTCTACTCTAGTACGAGTATCTGGAAAGATGAAGCTCTTAGCCGTGAACCCGTTCTGCATACTATAATTGATGTACCCTTCTATGCTCTTGGTCTTCTTCTTGAATTCCTTAGGCATCATTTCCCAGATAGCTGCTTGCTGTACTTTAATGGAAGTGTCTTCGTTCTGGGAGAAGCATACTACATGACCG